GATATTGGAAATTTTTCTGTGTACGTGGATTAGTACGTGTTACGAAATTACTATCTAAAATTACAATTGGAACCATATTAAATCCATCTTGTGTAAATACACTTGGTGAATAAAATAATTGCTGTAATAAATCGGCTTCACCTTGTGTTAACCAATCAGAATTAGCAGTAAATACTTCATTAATGTTTATATAATAATTAGCATCACCTCTACGTTTAATATCATATGGTAATGTAGGAGTTGATACAGCATAATTTACAAATGAGTTTTGATATGTTCCTCTTTCTAAGTTAGTATTTAAATTAGTTTGTAATTGAAAATTAAACCAATCCCAAACTCCAAAATCATTAACCCAAGCAAATCTAACTCCAGTATAACCACAGTTAGGATCTTGTTTATTAATTGTAAATGAATCCCACGAAGCTGATGTATTAACTACTCCAGCTGATTTTTGTGGTCGTAATGTTGCTGTATAATAATCCCAAGGTTGAGTTGATAAATCATATCCACCTCTGTTTGTAATGTTTTGAGGTCCAATTCCTATGTGTAATAAAAATGAACCTGATGTTTGTGAACCTGTTTGATTAGTACAAGTTTGTACTCCCGCTACTGCGGGCCATAATTGTACTGGTGTTGTTCTTGGTCCTCCAAATGAGGTTAGTGTAGTTGAACTTGCATTGTATTCAGTAGTTGAATTTACTACTGTTGAACCTGAATATATTTTTATTTCTAAAGCATAAATGTCTTGAGCTGAAGATGTAGATGCATTTAAAGCACCATTTATTACTCCAATTGTTAAATAATCAGTTGGTCTTGCTGATTGTGTTCTTGCTGCTTCTGTTAATGCTACATTTTTAGTAAACGAAGCAGATGAAGGAGTAGATTGAGGACTGTAATATGAACTTGTATTCCAATTCCAATCACCACTATTAGGATCTACAGTACCGTTTATAAAGTAATAATAAGCATTAGACCCCGTCTGTGCCGGAGATCCAGTTACATTGTTTACTATACCATTATAAACGCTAACAGATGAAGATACTGATGTACCATATTGCTCACCAAATGCTACTTTAAAGAATTTACCTGTATTTTGATTCTTATAAAATAAACTATCAGCACCCATATTAAATTGAGCTGTATCAAATGTAAGATATTGAGGTACAATTCTACCCATATTAAATAAACCATAACCACTTGGATTTGGTTGTTGTTTAATTGTAGTTAATGTTGTACCACATCCATCTTGAAATGCTAAAATGTATTGATATTGTGCTGAACCAGTAAATGATGAACTGATTTCCCACAGCATATTACTGTTGGCTAAATCTAATTGTCCTGGATATTGTTGTATTGAAATACTCATTATTTAGATAATCCTCCTGTTAAAAATTGTCTACGTGACATTGTTGGGTTAAAATATTGTTGTGTTAGTTGTTCTATTGCTTTATCAAATACAGGACCTAAGTCTTTTGATAATACTGTTTGTATTGATGTTTCAATGAATGGATAAGCTTTTCTTCTTGTTTGACCACGTTTACCAATTGCGGCTTGTATTGCCCAAGGTAATTGTTTTGCTGTTATTTTACCTCTAGGTGTAATACCATCTTTAGCAATCCATCTTTGAATAGCTCTAATAGGTGGTTTTTTACCTGAACCACGTTCGTGTCCATCATTAACCCACTTACCATACTCATCCATTGAAATTATTAATTGATTATCCTCAACAGTAGCCGTAATTGAATCAGATAATTTACCTGTATTATCATTACCATTACGCTGCAATGTAGCCCTCATTTCAGCAACTATTTGGTTGCCTAATTGTTGTATTGCTTGTTGTAAAGATAAATCATCCATTATAATTTAGGAAAGTTACAGAAGTCTAATGTTGCTTGAGTATTGACTGTTATATTACCCATCCATCCAGCTACTCTATCGTTAAATGCCTCGTATAATGGGGATATACTATTTAATGTAATAAATTCTAATTGTTGATATGAACCTAAGTTAAAATAAGCAATAATGTCATATAAATAAATTTCACAATTAGATTGTAATTGTAGTACATCAACATCAGTTAATTGAGGAACATCCATCATATAAAACTCAAAGTTAAGTGTACGAGCACCTGAAACACCATTTGGATTTAACGTAATTCCATTTGATTGGATAGGACGTAAAAATGCTAATGGGTATTTAACGTTTTGAGTTAATGAATCTAGTCTGTCAATACTACCTTCACCAAATTCATTTATTGCTAAATGAGCAGCACAAGCAGTTCTAAACTGTTCTACAATGTAGCTATAGGTAGGAAAATCACTCATAATTAACAGTTACAATCCTCTGCAGGACCTAATTTATCTAATATTGCTTGTAATTCAACTTCATTTAATTCAAACATAGCTTGCAAAGCAGGAAAGCTTAAATCATTTCTACGTACTTGAATAGCAGTTTCTAACCAAGAAAATTCTGTTTTCTTAGTTTTTTTAGCTGGCATTAAATCAGCTTCTAAATTGTTGTTGTTTTCTAATTCGTTCATTTTGTTCTAATGTTATTTCTGATATCATTGATAAATAATCAAAGGCAAATATTGTATTTAAATCTGTTATACATTTATCTCCTGTGAGTTGTAAGACGGGACTTTGAGCAAGTTGATGGAGGATATATAACCAACCGTAGTGCGAGCTAATGCTCTTCTCATCTTCCCTTTTTTGTTCTTCACTTCGCTCATCATTAACTCCCACTGTAGGAAAGAGGACTCCGTATTTTTTGATAATAAGTGATTGCTGCCTAAAAAAAAACCCAAAGCACCTAATGCCAGTGAAGCTGGAAAATTATCATATGATGGGGCTACTTGTTCTCTTATACGATTGTCATACTTTTCTATTTCATAGTAATCAAATCCGTTTTCAACCTCACCTTTTAGTACTTTAAATGTTTGTTTAGCAATCCACTTATTTGATACTAATCTATTTTCAGTAATTGGACGATACAATATAGCTAAAATATCATTTATGTTTCTATCAGTATCTTTAGTTAACATATCAATGTCAACATATTCATCCAAATTCATTTTATGCATTGGACGATAACCATATTGTTTACCTTCCCATTCAATTACAGGATAAAATTCTTGTTCAACACCAGCTATAAGTTCGTTTAAACGCGCATATAGTTGTATAATAAATGGGATAGGCCATTTAAGCACAGTCTCCATTGATTCACCAGTCAATGCTGTTATAACGTGTAGTCTTTGCTCCATCTCATCTAGTGATTTTAGGACGCTAAACTGCTTATAATGTTTGACTGTAAAATAGTCAGGTATGTTGGTTGTGATTTCCATCAACCATAAATATGCGTATTGAACGTTTTTGATTTTAAATTAGACAAAAAAACCCCTTTCGGGGTTAAATTGCTGTTATACGAGCATATTACAGAATTATTTTTTGTATTGTTTCAGTTCCTCATCTGTCATTTTTTCTACAATAACATTCCAGCTACCCATAATTGTAAAACTGGTGTCACTGTCTTGATAACTGATTTCTACTCCCTCAGAACCAAATCTGGTTGCTGGACGTGAACTTGAGATAAATGTTCTAATTGAATCTCCTTTTGTCGTAACTAATTGTGTTTTATACATGCCTTTTTATTTTTTATTATGTCGTCAATATACGAAAGTATATCTATATATCCAAGTTTAATTACAAGAAAGATAAAGAAATGATGCGGGGGGGAATAAATTTATGAAAGAAGAGCAAATACTGCTACACCCCCCCATTATGCATCAATAACAAACTGCGTTGGGAAATAAAATGGCAGAACTAAAACCCAACACCAATAAATATAAGTTATTCGGTTGGCGTAGCCAAGCTATCCTTAAGATTTTTTAACTGTTCTTTAATTCCACACCACAATAAAAACTTAGCATATAATCCATTTTCCTCTAAAAATTCAATTGCTAATTTTTCTTCCTCACCTTCGGCAAAGATGTCTTGTGTTAAATTATCCTCTACAATAGTGGCTACTGCTTGTTCACCTACTAATGAATTATTAACTGACAGTGTTGTTGTTGTTACGGCAGGTTTTACCTCATCGCCCATTCCTTTAAATTCGAATCCCATATTAATTATATTGTTTTTGTTTATTTGCGTTACCGATGTATAATTTTGATTTACTGAATGCGTGTTCGTTTCTGGATAGATTAGACAACATAATAGCATCAACTATATCATCGTGCATTCCATTTGGGTGTGTAAATGATATGTTTCCATTGGCAGCGTATTTAAATGTGTATGCTGACATTTCATTAAATACTTCAGGCATTAGATTTTTAGATGGTAATTCAACTTTACCTTCCTGAATATCATAAATTAATTTACGTACACCCTTAGTTTTACTATCTTGTGTTGTAGTAAATGGCATTAATTTTTTTATTCTTGGTTTGAGGAGTTCCCACATT